CTCTAACCATTATTACAATTACTTGTTTATTAGCATCTGTAAATATCGATAACGGATTATATGATAATGGTTGAGTCGATTGCCCCGAACAATTATCACTAGACAAATATGTAAAAGACATATTGTTAAATAAATACCTTTTATTTAAACTTAAATTACTTGCAGATGGACTGCAAGACCCCGAAAAAGTATTATAAGTCATCGCAGTTATCACTTGGAAATACTCAGAATCCATCGCAAATTTAGCGTATGACGCGTCATCAGTATTTCCTGTTATTTGATATACCGTAGTCTGAACCGGTAATCCTGTTGCCGCACCATAATTTGAATAGTTGATAGTTATAGTACTACCTGGAGCGTCATTAATTGAAGTTCCCGTAATACTTGCGGTCCCAAATTGATTTAATGAAGTAAACCCTGTCAAATTCTTATCCATTGATAACCCTGGGTCTTGGAATGAAATTAATTGTCCCGCAGGAAAACTAGCTAATTGACTTTCCAGACATGAGATAACCACAACATTATCATAATGATATTTAGTCATAAAGTTATTTGATGGGGTATTAAATGTTACCTTAATTCTATTATAACCACCACCAGGGTTTAAACCTCCAAAATCATCAAAATATTTTGCTTTATTATTAAATAAATTTATTCTTTCAGCTAAAGTAAGACTTGATGTAAACATATGTCTATCACCTCCACCATCAGTTCCATATATCTGTAATTGAGGAACCAAAGATTGTGAAGTAGGACTACTAGTACTAATTGGTAATCCCGACATCATTTCGGTAAATGCTCCAGGATAGGTTAATGTTGATGGTAAAAGACTATTATTATATTTTATTGATTGGGAGTATTGAGATAGAATACCATTAATACCTGATGTTGCAATAATTGAATCAGTGTTAATAGGAACTGGCGAGTCACCAGGAGCATCTCCCTCAACCGTATCACCTTCTTTACAAGCACATAATTCGCAATCAGGATAAGATAAATTAGGTAATCGTAAGTGAGTAAATAATTTCCATAAATTTAACATTTTATCAATTAATGATTTCATGTCGTCAATAGTCGGACAACTACTAGGTCCTCCCACATTAATACCGGGTAATGAGTTTATTGCGTCGGTAATTGCTTTTACAATATTACAAACTATAATAACTATAGTGAAAACAACGGCAACAAGAACCGCTAAAATTGGTCCTAAAATAAACTTTAATAAAAAGGCTAAAATATGTGAAACTATTAGTAATAGGATTATTATGGGTTTGAAAACAAACATCATAATAACAAATAAAAGATATATAATATCAAATCTTAACACCGAATCATTTGTTGGAAACTTAACTGTATCACTTTCACAAGAATCGTCCAATATATTTTTCACAGTTATCATTCTATTAGGAAGATACCCTTGTCTATACTGGTCAATCATTTGTGACACAGTATACACTTTATTATATAACATTTCATAAAAAGTATCTTCACAATTAATTGCCGATTGTGGGTCGGCATAATCATTCCAATCTAAACTAAACGCATAAGTTTTAATTGCCGTAGAATAATTAGTAAACGGAGATTTAAGTGGGTCAGTACCACCAACTGTCCACCCATATTCTCTAATATTTGGTACTAAAAAATATCCTCGTTTAACCGATTCACTTAATGATGGTGATTGATTCCATTTTATTTTAAATCTATATTTTCCTTTTGTTGGTATTCCTTTTTTAGGGTCATTAGATAAGACTCTTTCCCCAAATTCGTTTGTTATAATATAATCCAAGTTCATTGGAACATCAACTAACCAAGTTCCATTCTCGTCAATAACTTGACCCCCACCTTCTAACGATACCGTTTCTAATATAGGTTTTCCACTAACATCTTGAGCGATTGTTTGTCTTATCGCTAAAATTTCACCGGGACCCGCAACTAAATTACATAAACTACCTTGTTTTAATTTTGGTTTACAGTTTCTCTTCTGAAATTGGTCTTCGTTAGATGAAAAAATTGACCCCATGAATATTGATGTCGGTGTTATAGTAATATTTGATTCATCCGTTAAATCAAAATCTGTTCGTGTTACACCTAAATTACATACTTCAGGTTGTCCCCATAATGGTTCGACTTCAATAATACGATTTATAGTAATAATTTGAGGTAATTCATTTAAATTGGTAGAACTCTTAAATTTTGTTCCAGCAACTTGTGCGGGAGTCGCAATACCCATACGGATTAAATCCTGAGGTGATAAAGAGAATTCCCCAATGTCAGATAAATCAACATCAACATGAATTGTTTGAGAACCTGTTGGAACTCCAAATATCATATAATCACCACTATCATTAGTTCTTGCGGTATACTTAAAATATTTGTCATAAACCTCAATTAATGTTGGGTCAACTAAAACATCATTCTTATCAAAAAAAGTTCCTGTTGGCGAGTGATTACTGTAAGATGGTAGGTATGGTAATAAATTATATCTATAACCATCCTCGTTTAATTCAGATAATGTTTTATAGGGATATAAGTCAGAAATAATAGGATTTGTAGTATCCTCACTTGTCAAAGGAATAAATACTGATATTTTAGCATTAGGTATACCAAAACCATCATTCGCAGTTACTCTACCAATGATAACTCCGTAATCGGAACATTGTCTTGTATAAATTTGACTTTGTAATACTTTAAGTGATAAAATTTCAAGATATTCAAAATCTTGGTCGATTAAAACCTTAATTGATTTATCTACACCTACTTGAGTTCTTATCCTATATGAATTCGACATTATTAATCTTTTTTGATAAATAGTTTATATGCTACTTTCAAAAAGATAAACCATAATTTAATAAAATAAATTATCAGCTGAAATTAACTGTTTTTAAATTTTTAACTCGAACATTAATATCTTTACTAGGAAATCTAACTTGATATGTTTGACTTGGTTCTGCATAAATTGTCTCATCAATTAAATCAATTTCTCTAGTTTCTGAATCTAAATATTTTTGAGATGTTTGTGATGAGGAATATTGTCCCCCAACTTTATTAAAGACTTGTATACCCGAAACCGAAATAACTCCGTTTTCACTTTGTATTTGTCTTCTAATTTCTGATATATAAACATTCTGTCCCATCTGTCTGTTTGAAGGGTCAAAATATGTTGAAACAATATTAATAATTTGTGAGATTACCGCTCCTTGATTTTGACTATTATCTAAAACAACATCAAGATTCATTGCCAAATCAATAACGTTTGCGGTTTCAATTGAGATATAGTCATTAATCATTCTATAATTAGATAGATAATTAGCAACATTATTTTTTAATGTATTTGAGACAAGTTCAGTTAGTTTACCCGAATCATCATAAGATAACATTTTTATTTTAATCTTATTATTTTCTTCGGTTATCGCAGCTTTTGCAGGTGCACCAAATTGTGATGGCATTGTTCTAATAAGAGAATCATAATCATTTACAGTAACCGCTCTATTTTGTGCTGAGAAATTGAAAGCAACTAAGTTTCTAACTTCTTCTGTTGTTGGTGATGCCGCTCCACCAATTGCCGCAGTAACATTGATACAACTTAATGAATTAACTACACTTGTATTTACGGAATCTGACGGCCCATTAACAAAAAAAGAAACTGTCCCAATTTGTGTAATCACATTAACCCCTAAATTGCTTCCTGTTCCACCACCAATTCTATATTGGATAAACATAGTTGTGTTGGCTTTAACCGTACTACCTAACGCTAGATTATTAGAATATTTATATAAATTTAAATTATATCCATTTCTTGCAAACTCTCTTAATTGTTCATCAGCAGATTGACTACCACCACCAAAAGTCATTTTCATGAAACCTTCAGGAGTAAACTCAGTTATAAATTTATCACTTGTTGTTATATATTTCCCAACTTTAATACCAGGTTGGTCAGAGACTTTAGTAGGGTCTTCAATGAATACTCTATCTTCAATTAACGCCTTAACTTCATACCATCTATTATCTAAACCTAAAAACTCCTGTGAAGAAGGCATGTTAGCATATTGTGTTCCGTCTTTTAATAAAACACTTGTTACACCTAAAACATTTTTTTCGGGTAAGAACATTTCAAAGAATGGTTTAACATCATTCGGTGTCATTACTCTTTTATATACTTTTGTAATACCATTAACAACCGTTTCTCTTTTTACAATCGTATAATTAAGTAACTTGTTATTTGAATCAAAATTAGGTATCTTTAATCTATTAGGATATCCATCAGCATTAATCGCCGATGCAAAATCAATATCATAAACAGTTTCAAATACTTGTCCTGCACCACTAACTTGTGACCCTCTTCTTAAGATACCACAATATCTTAAATCTTCTTTATCACCAAACGCTGGAACAGTAATTGAAAAGTCAACTAATGCTACCGAAGGTCTTTGACCAGGTACTTTTAATCCATAAGTTCTTGCGATGTTAAATATCGACGACCTTTGTTGTGCATATTGTAAAACAGTTTCCTGAATACTTCGGTCAATATTGAATTGTAGGTTATCACTAACCGCGGCGTTTAAATCTAATAACGCTGAAAAAACTGACGCATCATTAAAATTGTCAATTAATTCGGGATAATATGTTCGGGTAAAATTAATTAACTCAGTTCTTATTGACTGAAAATCCCTTGTCGTATACGATATTTTTTTATTTGCCATATATTATTAAATATTAATGATTACGAAATCACTCTGATTAAATGCAGAATCTGTAATTATATAATCAATTTTAATTTTAGCGGTATGTTCTTTCTCACTTATACCAGGAACTCGATAAACTCTTGTATCCCCTTGGACATAAGTTCCTTTATCTTCCTCTCCATCAGATGCTGCGGTTACACTTATTTTTGTTATGGTGATTCCCGGAATATACTCCGAAACCGAATCTCTTATTTCAGCTTCAATATCGGAAAATGTTGGTCCATCCATAGGTTCAAATATATATTCATATAGTCTTGTTCCAAAATCAGGTAAATAATATCTCGTACCTTTTCTTGTTAATAATAAATGAATTAAATCGGTTCTAATTTCTTCATCACCATCTTGTGATAAAGAAAGATAATTCCCTTTTAAAGAATCTCTAAAAGGAAAATTAATTCCATATGTTTTACCTTCTGCCATATACTATAAATATAGTGTCGTAACATTTTCAATAAATAGATATAAAATAAAAAATCCCGACAAAGTGTCGGGATTAATGTCGTGATAAGTTACCTTAAATTAAGAACCACATCCAAAACATTCAAATTCAGAATCAGTTGGTTTAATAGTTGGGTCGACAGAAATAAATTCTGTTTTAGGAATTTGTTTTTCAATTTTTGATTTTTCCATTTTAGAAATATCAACCGCCAAGTGTTTTGCCCCCGTTGAAATTGCTTTAGTTCTAACATAATAACAAAGTGTTTTTAACCCTCGTTTCCATCCATGAAAATGTGCTGACGATATTTTAGGTAATGTTGGAGCCGACATATAGATATTCATTGATTGTGATTGGTCAACAAATGGTCCTCTATCCGCAGCCATGTCAATTAATTCTCTTTGTGAAATTTCCCAAATAGTTTTGTATTTTGGAATTAAATGTTCAATTCGTTTAACTTTTTTATTGTAATTTTTATCTTCAGGGTCTAAATAATGGTTAAAGTTAATATTCTGTACTGAACCTTCATTCATAATAATCTCGTTTTTTAAATCTTCACACCAAACATCAATTTTTTCAAAATCACTAATCAAATATTTGTTTACAATTAAAATCTCACCACCAACAACTCGTCTATTAAATAATGCCGAATGAGCCGGTTCTGTCATTTCAAATGAACCCGTAATTTTCGCTGAAGACGCCACAGGCATTTGTGCCGTGAATAAAGAGTTACAAACTCCATGATTAGTTACTTCTAATTTAAGTGAATCCCAATCCCACATACCTCCTAAACTTTCTTTTTCTAATCCCCACATATCAAATTGGAATATTCCTTTTGACATTGGTGACCCTTTAAAGAAGTCATACGGTTTATATTCACCTGTTTTACATAATTCCATACTTTCAGTTATTGCTGCAAAGTATATTGTTTCAAAAATATCTTTATTCAATTTTTTAGCCTCTTCTGAGGTAAAAATATAATCCATTAAATAAAAAACATCCGCAAGTCCTTGAGTCCCAATTGCAATTGCTCGTTGTTCAAGACCACCTTTACGACCTTTTTCAGTAGAATAACTATTAATATCAACCACCTTGTTTAATGCTCTCACAACTTTTCTAACTTCACTATATAATAAGTTAAAATTAAATTTACCATCATAAATAAAGTTTTTTAATACCATAGAAGATAATGTACAAATCGCGGTAGTATTCTCATCAGTAAATTGATAAATTTCGTTACACAAGTTAGATTGTTTAATAACCCCAATATTTTGATGATTAGTCTTCATATTAGCACTATCCTTAGAACATAAATAAGGAACACCTGTTTCAATTTGTGATTCAATAATTTTATTCCAAATATCTTGAGCCTTAACTCGTTTACCGATACCTAAAGACACCGCTTTATTATAATTTTCCTCATATTCATTACCATAACACTCTTGTAATGGTTTAACACCGTTACTAATAATATCATTCGGACAAAACAAATACCAATCACCATTAGACTCAACCGCTTTCATAAAATTATCAGGAATCCAAAGTGCGGTAAATAAATCACGAGCCCTCATTTCTTCCGAACCTGTATTTTTTTTAATCTCCAATAAGTCTATAATATCTTTATGCCATGGCTCAATATAAATTGCAGCACTACCAGGTCTACGACCTTGTTGGTTAAAAAATCTAAGTGATTCGTTAACAATTTTTAAATATTTTAAAAGTCCTCCTGCAAACCCTCCTGAACTTGAAATTCTACTTTCTTTACTTCTAATGTTAGACATGGAAAGACCTATTCCAGCGGCGTCCGATGAGTATGTTGATATATCATTCAAAGTTCCTAATAAACCTTTACGAGAATCAGAATTATTATAATGTAATACACACGACGCTAATTGAGGTGTCTTTGTTCCAGCATTAATCATGATAGGTGTTGCCGGAGAAATCAATTGATTTGATAATGAATTATAATACTCAACCGCCTCATCAAAAGATTTAGTTACCCATAAAGCAACTCTCATATACATATGTTGAGGTCTTTCAACTACTTTACCATTTGATAATTTTAACAAATACATTTCTTGTAATGAACGCCAAGCAAAATAATCAAAGTTATAATCATTATCATGATTTATAATATTATCAATATTTTCTGAACCATATTCTTTAATAGTTTCCATTAATATTTCATTAATAATCCCATTATCAGATAATTCTTTCATAGTCTCACAAAAACTAGGATTAGTTTCTTTATGATAAGAAGAAATAGCCACTGATGACGCTAATCTCGAATAATCATGATGACTACCCGTATACGCCGCAGCAATTTCATATACTAATTTATCTAATTCTTTTGTAGTAACACTACCCTCAGTTGGTACTGATGTAATAACCTTTATGAAAATCTCATCAGAATTAACATTTAAACCTTTTGCGGCTCTTTTAACTCTTTGATAGATTTTCTGGGGATTAAAAGAAACTTCATCCCCTCCTCTTTTTTTAATTTTTAATGACATAGTTTATTTTTATTTAGAAATCATCCGTAAATGATAGTGTTTCGTTTAATTTAGCTTTTTGATATTCCATAGTTCTTGATTCAAAAAAATTACCCTTTGTTTCAACCGCAATTTGTTCCATAAATTTAAATGGTTGTTCAACATTAAATTCTTTTTTACATCCAAGTTTAAGTAATAAACCATCAGTAACAAATTCAAGATATTGTTTCATTAAATTTGAATTCATTCCAATAAGAGATACCGGTAAAGATTCTGTAATGAATTCTTTCTCAATTTCTAATGCGGATAATAGAATTTCTCTAATTCTTTTTTCACTTGGTTTATTTTCAATATGATGATTTAATAAATGAATAGCAAAATCACAATGTAAATTCTCATCTTTAAAAATTAAAGTATTTGCATTACATAATCCTTGTAAAATACCTCTTGATTTTAACCAAAAAATTGAACAGAAAGACCCTGAAAAAAAGATACCTTCAACCGCAGCAAACGCAATTAATCTTTCTTCAAATGTGGAATTTTTAATCCAATCCAACGCCCAAGTCGCTTTCTTTTGTACTGCAGGTAATCTATCAATAGCATGAAAACATTCGTCTTTTTCTTGTGGATTCGATATGTATGTATCAATAAGTAAGGAATACATTAATGAGTGAATATTCTCCATCATTAATTGAAATCCGTAGAAGAATTTCGCTTCAGGATATTGTACCTCCTTTAAAAAGTTTTCCGCTAAATTTTCATTTACAATACCGTCAGATGCTGCAAAAAAGGATAATACATTCTTAACAAAATACTTTTCATTTTCTGACAAATTTTCCCAATCTCTAATATCATTTGATAAATCAACTTCCTCTGAAGTCCAAAATGCCGCCTGATGTTGTTTATAATACTCCCAAATATCGTCATGTTCAATTGGAAAAATGACAAATCTGTTTTTATTTTCTTCTAATATTTTTTCCATAATTTCTTATTGTTTTTCTCTTTCTTTTCTTTTATCAATTAAATCTTTAATTCGTTGTCGATTTCTTTCTTCAGTTTGTTCTTCAAGACCTAAGAAAGTTACTGACGATTCTGTATCAATATCTAACATACCATTATCAAATTTACAGTTTTCAAATACAACACCATCATCCCCAATTCTTGATTTGGTAATAGCAATGGTTGCTAGTTTCATTTCTTTCTGTTGTAACGATTTCGCCACCGAAATAATAACGTGTCCAACTTGAGCTTTCTTAATTGAACCACCCATTTGGTCAGTTGTTACCACCTCCGAAGATATGGAACTTCTATTTCCTTGAGTTGCGGTCCATCCAACTAAATTTAATTCATGACACATTGATTCAAATGCTCTCATAACCGACCCTTCTGATTTCCATTCATCCCCAAGATTTTTATTAGGAACAACACAGTCAATATAATCAAGTAACACCATATCAATTTTAATACCGTCAGCAATCATTTTTCTTATTTGCCCTTTAATTTGTAACATAGTTACAGTATCCGATGGTAATTTTTTAAGGATTAATTTATTCTCCATAGAATCTTTAATCTCTTTAACTTTTAACATCACTTCATCTTTTTTTGCGGTTAGTTCATCAGGATGTACTTTTGTCCATAATGTGATGTGTTTTCTCTGAATAATTTTAGGATTGTCTTCAAAAAATATTTGTAAAACATTATACCCTAAATTAAATGCGTGATTAGAGATTTTAGTTAATAAAGTTGATTTACCAACACCTGTTGGAGCTAATACCACCCCAATTTCACCTCGAGCTAAACCTCCTTTTAAAAGTCTATCAATCCCCGGTATACCCATTGGTATTGGATGTCTATAATCTTCGTTTAAAACCTCATCTAAGTTATTAAAAACGTCTTCCGTACCATCTTCTCTTTCACCTACTTGTAACGCCTCTCTAACAAGAGTCTCTAAAGTATCGTAATTCTCAAACTCACCACCATCAATAACTTTTTGAGCTTTAGTTATCGCTTTTTGTAATTCCTGTTGTTTACAGAATTTTAACGCTTTCTCTTGAACAAATTCTTGTCCTTCAGTCGGAGCTTCTTTAATTTTTGTTAAAGTATCTAAAACAATTTTAGACGCTAACTCTTGTTGTAATTCTGATTTTGTAATTTGTTCTAAGGTGTCAAACGTTGGTGTATGTTCGTATTTGGTATAATACTCCTTTACCATTTGAATGATTATCTTAAAGTATTTGTTTTCAAAATAAGTATTTTCAATAACATCGATTATTGACCTTGAAAAGTCTTTATCTACGATGATTTGATTTAATAACTGTATCTGAAAAGTACTTCCTAGATAATCGAAATTTTTGTTTGATGCCATGTATTTTTAGTTTTGTTTATGATAAATATTAGGCCTTATTCGGAATCACACTGAACCCATAAGTTAAATTTTTTGTGGAAAAAATGTCAGTTAATTCCGAAAGTATACTTTTTATGTGCGGACGTATATCTACGGTGTATCTTATCTTCGGTGGGAAGATTTTTGCGTCCATCTGTCTATGACAAATTGTCATATCTCCATCCTTAATAAAAATGTTAAAATTCTCAGGTCCATTAGTATTTGAGGTTTCAAGCATTGCCGGATTCTGTTTAATCTCATAAGAATTGTCTAACAAATAAGTTATTGACTTCATTTTTAAATCGTACTCTAAAGTATCCTTCAAACTATAAAGATAGTCATAAAATTCATTAGAATTTTTAGCTTTAGGATTGTAATCTCTAACGTTAAAAAATCTTTGGACAATGATGTTGTCGTTAACCATCATTAAAAATTCTAATTTGGTTGTTTCTTGGTCTTTTGTAATCATAAGTTATTTTTGTTTATAGTTTTTCTTTTCTTTTCTTGTTAGTTTTAAAAATGGGGTCAAGAAATTCACCCAATTATTGTCTCCTTTAGGTAGAAATTTAAAGAACCCATCTTCCATCATCATTTTAATGATATTTCTGTGTCCTCTACCGTCAGGGTCTAAAGATTCTGTGTAATATAATTCTACGAGTGTTTTACCTTCATCGGTGATTAGTGGTTTTGATAAGTCAACAATTTGTTCATTAATTTCAAAAAATTCATTCCCATAAATTCCTGTTTTTGTTCTACCTGATAAAAGATTTTTTAAGACCGTGTTATCTTTATCCTTAGATAACAATTGTTCAGCCTTTGTTAAAATATCGGTAATATTAACCGTTTCGTCAAGTAACTCAGGGAATAATTTTATTAAAGTTTTTTCACCTAAATAATAAATCCCATCAATATTGTCAGATTTATCACCAGCTAATATTTTATATGTTTTTATGTTCTCATGAGGGATTTCATATTCGTAAATTCTGATTTTATCTCCGTTATGATACATCTTCTTTGTTGATGGGGAGTAGATACTCACCTTGTCGGAGATAAGTTGTGTAAGGTCTTTATCTGAAGAAAAAATGGTCTTTTGTTCGTTATGAGAGATTTGACAATAGTAAGCAATAAGGTCATCCGCCTCATTATTAGTGATGTTTATTTGTCTAATAAACATTTCTTCTAAATATTGTTTTACCCTTTCGTTTTGATATTGGAATGAAGTCTCTTTATATTCATTAACTTCCTTTACTCTATTCTCTTTGTATTGAGGGTAAAGAAGTTTTCTACTTAAAGAATTTTCCTCACCATCCCAAAATACAACAACTTTATCAAAATTTTGTTCTTCGATAAATCTTCTAATAGTATTTAAAAAATGCCAAATACCACCAATATGTTTACCATCATGATAAAAATCTTTTACTCCATGAAATCCAATCTTAAGGAGGTTATTCCCATCGACTAATAATGTTTTAATCACATTAGTTATTTTAAATTATTACTACTAGTTCCTTACTCTTTTTCAAATATACTAAAAATATATTTAATAATATTATTATTCTTCAATATCATCAGAAGACTCATCTAAAGAATAATCTGAAGACCCCAATTTTGTCACCCAATACTCGGAATAATCTTTTTTATATTTATCTAAAGCCTCTTTTGTGTCGGCAATATATCCTTGAGGTATCGCGATTAATTTACCGTCTTTATATCCAAGTCCATTAACATGGTTCTTTAGAATAGATATTTTAGTTCTAATAGCGAATGATACTTTTCTACCATTTTTAGTTGCGTCAATGTGACTAATACCCGCTTTTTTCTGATTACCAAATAAAAACACTAAACTACTCGCTAAATAAATAGCATTACCCCCTTTAGGTTGAATTTCAGGTTGTCCAAATGGATTATCAGGAAGTAAAACCCAAGGTTGGTTTAAAATTACAAGAGTATTGTAATAAGGGTATTCTTCTTTTTTAGATTTTGAAATTCTAGAATGAACTCCCATACCAATCTTATCAGCTAATACTTTGGCATTGTGCATACCTCCACCTTTACCATCAAAAGTCATTTGACAAGGAACACTTCCAATACTATCCCATAAAAATAATATACTATAAGGAATATCACCTCTTTCTTGAGCATCAAGAATATCATTAATAAATTCGGTTGCCTGTTCAATAACATCAAATGAATCATTAAATATAAACAAACCATCATATTCACCTGATTCATTTTTTTCTGCCTGTAAACCTAATTCAATCGCATGTTCCCAAGACCATTTTTTTTCTGTGATAATAAAGACAGGTAAATGACCTTTTTTTTGAGCGTCCGCGGCAGCAAGAATCATTGCCGTAGTCTTACTTGTATTACTATGTCCTAAGAACATATTAATCCCACCTAAAATAGGTCCGGGTAATCCACAGGCATCCATAAAAGCGGTTCCACAATTATAGAAAGTTTCGGGCTTATATTTTGTTTTTGTTGAGAATTTGTCCTTAATGGACTTAAAATCGTTTTTTTTAATTGCCATAATATATATGTGTTTGTTAAAATTTTTTAAAAAATAAAAACTTGGGCGCTTTGCCCAAGTTTTAGTTCAATCCCATTATATTAAAATGGCAGGTCTTCGTCAGGTGCACTATTTGCTTGCGAATCAGTTGTTTGTTTTTTTTCTTCTTTACCACCCATAGAAATTTCAGAAGAATCCGAATTTCCGTAAGCGTAACCACCTTTTTCACTATCCCAACGTGGTGTTTCTCCTCGAGCAATAGCTTCAAGATATTCCACAGGTTTTTTAGAATAAACATCAGACCAAGTAAGTTCATCATTAATCCAAGATTTTGAAGTCTCATCATTTTCGTGAACAGGACCCGCATCTTCATACATAACAGTTTGGATAACTGTATAAACCGCTCCTTTAGGAGTTTTAGCCTTTGTTAATTCAAGGATAATATCACGACCTATCTTAGAATCTGTAATGTCACCTTTAGCTCTCCAAATAGGGATTATCTTATCAAGAATCCCTTCATTTTTGTAATTGTGTTTAAATCTCCAGAATTTAGGTCCGTCAGACTCATTATCACGGTCAATAACTTTTACGATGTAAAATTTACGTGATTTGTATTGTTTAGCAAGTTCTTTGTCAGAATCTCTACCAGTTGACATAAGTTCTTCATTAACTTCATTTAACGGTGAACGTTCATTATCATTCTTACCTGGGTCAAATAACTTTACCCATTTTCCATCAACTTGAACTTCGTGGAACCATACTTCTTTAAAAGGAGATGAACCGTCAGGTGTTGGTAAAATTCTTAGTCTTTTTTGACCTTGTTTCTCGTTATCCTTAAGGATTGCCGCGAAGTACTTTTTCATTCTATCTTCTTGAGATATTTTTGAAGTGGAAGTATAACCACCTTGTTTTGCTTGTTCGTACTGAGCCAGTACTGAATCTAGGGAATTGTTTGTCGCCATATAATTTAAGTTTTAATTGTTTAATAAGTATAAGTGTCAGCCGTTGGTTTGTCAAATAATTTAAATAAAAAACGGTCAATTAAGACCGTTATTTTATTTTAGTTTTGAAAAAGTATCAATCTCGGTATCATTGTTTCCGAAGTTTCTAAAACTTTTTTTAATATCTCCAGGGGAATAAGCCTCAACATCATCTTTAGTTAAAACATACTCATTTTTTCCTGTCTTTTCCATATCTTCTTGTTTATCCTCAAAGAAATCACTTAGTTTTTGATTGAATGGGCCTGAATCCAAACTTCTCAACTCTAATTTTTCTTCAGGAGTTTTTACTCGATATTTTTCAACTTTACTCTCAAGGTCATTTAATTTATTCATAATACTATCCATATCAGAAAGTTTACTTTCCAATCCTTCAAGATGTTTAAATAAGTTATTAAAATAATCATCTTGTTTTTTCTCAACATTTTGTTGTGATTTAACTAAGTCAGTTATTTCAAGTTCTTTTTTGTCTTTAGTCTCATTACCAATTTTTTCAACATCAGGGTCAGATGAAATATCGATAGTCTCGGGAGCAACTTCTCCTCCAACCGGAGCCACTGTTTCAGGTGATGGCGGTGGTGTTACTCCTGTATCTGTCGGTACCGCACCCGCATCAGTTGGTGGAACCGCACCTGCATCAGGTGGTGGCGGTAATGTCGCCTCTTGTTCAGTAATATAATTGTTTATACTTTTATGTCTCATTACCTCATTTAAGATTCTTACATCTATTTTCATTTTCTTATCCATTTAATAATTGTTTTACCCCAGTAGTTGTTTCTACTTGGATTTTTTTATTTTTAGACATGGTATTGTCAACTCTTTCGATTAAACCATCTTTCATCCTGATTGTATAACAATCTCCCGTATCCAAATCGCAAACTTGTTTAGAACCATCACCTAAGTCTTTCTCAGTGCTTCTGGTGTTCTTACCTAAATAGTTATCTAATATTAATTTTGTGTTCATAATAGTGTTTATATATAAATATCGTTTATTATTAAAAAATTACTTAGTTAACTCCGTTAAAGATATTAATCGCCAATTGTACTTTAGATTCAATATTTGATTTATCTGTTGGGGACATTTGGTCGTAAACATTAACAGGTGTCAACTTTTTATTTTTATCTGCCGTATTAGCATTTAAAACCCAAAACTTAGTAATTTCTGTTATACCATCATTAGTTAATGACCCCATTCTCTGTGACCATCTATTAACCATCATAGTTACAACATCAGAAAAACTTTCAAAACTGGCATTAGGAACATTTCTACTTGAACAATAATAATAACCGTTAATAAACGTCGCATTCCCCCAATATTGATTTAAAGTAATACCACCATAATTATTTTCATATGTTGTTAACCCGACATTATCATTAGATGCTAAATAAACTGTTGAAAAAATAACTTTTTGTAATTTTACATCATTAGTTAAAATCTTAATTGTTGCAATAGCGTCCTTATATGTTAAACTATTTTTTCCTGGATACGACAACGGTACCCATTGAGAATATTTAGAATTTGGTTGACAAGATAACTGTATAGTATCACTAGCAGTTGAACTATCCTGTTGAGTCGATTGATTATTAATATCAGTAGATTGTCCAATAACATTTGTACTATTAATTTTTGCTGCGTCCTTTTTCCTAGTTTCAAGTTTAGTTTTATCAATAATTGTTTGTAATAAATTAGTTTTAAGTGATTGTAAATACGCATCAACTTTAGGTAATGATGCAATAGGTTGTCTAACACCCGTAATATAAGTCTCAAAATTTCCTGGAGTAATAGTATGGTCAACACTTAATATCATATACGGACCACTAAACATTGGTACATGTCTTAAATTAAAATACATTGTTGGTTGAATCATTGCATTCCCCATCATGGTTATTGAACAACCATAACTTCTGTTTTTATAAAGATTATATAAGGAAGTATTTTGAGTTGTTCCTTTTCTACCTCCACCTAAATTAGCCATCTGATTTAATACTTCCATCCCTTCCGCAGTTGCTTTACCCGCACTTTGGTCAACAGTAAAACTTTTAAATATTTGTTGATTCTGTGGACCAATGTCAACATTAAATCCAACAACTTTATTAGACATATCCCAATCTTTTTTACCAACTTGATTTTCAACTAACGGATTATCACTAGCTCTACGTAAATCAAACGCATCATTTCTATAACGATAATCAACATTATTTTTTAAATCTAATTGTTCGCTTGGCTTACCAGCATAAAAACACACTAATTTTGATGACGAATCCCTATAATCAACATTTAAAAATGTTCCAAATAACGTGTTCGCAAATTCGGAAGGACCTTCAATTCTTGGTATTGGATTTTTTACCGCATCTTGTACATTATAAAAATTAACATACGAAGGTATATTCATAACCACAAAATGATTTTCAACTAAAATACTTTGAACATATGACAACATCGATGCTTTAGTATTTATGTTTTCAGGCTTTAATTCATCTTTTAATTTATAAATGTCGACTAATATTTTATCACCAATATTTCTACTCGCTCTATCTAATAATAAAACATCTTCAAACAATGTTTTTGTTTTAAAATCATTACCTGAAATCCACTTATCATTCAACGCTTTAAACGTTTCCCATAATTCAACTTTAGTTTGATTTCCAGATAAATCCGATTCAACTTGTCCTTCCGCACCAATTGTCGTTGCCGGTAAAGATAATTGTAATTTTGGTATTAAATTATTAATAATTTTTGATTGGAAATTATTAATATCCAACAGATAATTGGTCATGGCAGTATAAAACGCCCCTTGACCCGCTTTATCATTTGGATTCGGTACTTGTGGGTACTCATCTTGTGGAACAAAGACTGTATTAACAATAAATTGTGGTGCGGTAGGTAATGTAGATAAAGAACCAAAAACCGCAATAATAGATTCATTTATTAATGTTTGGGTATTACCTGTAGTTGTTGGTAAGATACTTGGTAAACTTTCATATAATATAATACCAGCACTATTTGATAAATAAGAAATTTTTTGTGGTCCATATTGTCTAACCGTTATAGTATCACCACTTAAAAGAGTAGTAAATGAAACAACTTTACTTGGTGAAGATATAGGTGCGTCCGGCGGAGCAATTGGGTTACTTTGGAATTGATTTAATTTTTGAGTCGCATATATCTTAATAATCGTCGCAAATAATTTTATATTATTAACAGTAAACGCAATGTTCAAGTCAACAAAGAAATCTGTTATATAAGAACCATTATTACCGTAAACTAATTCAGGTATTTCTGAAAACCCAACATAAGTATATAATGTCGACCACTCATTAGGATAATTTATCTTAGATGTTGTTAATGTTATACCACCACCATTCGTTGGTACCGCATTAGGTGTCATAACAGTATAATATTCCCAAGTATAAGGGTCGGTTAATGGTAATGATGAGAATGTGTAGAATAATTTTTTATCATATAAAGATGGATTACCATATTTAAACACAACATCGTAATTTAAAAATTGTCTTAAAATATTTGTAACATTACTTGTTTGAAAATCTTGTATTTTTGTAATAATATTAGAACCAGTATCCCCCGTTACTGTTGGGACTTTTAATAAACTTCTAAATAACATTTGAAAATTTTTAAAAGTCTTAGTTGTTTCTGTATCGGAGCCTCCTGAAGAATTAGACATAGAATTTAAAACATCAAGACTACTAACCCCCATTGCACTTGCAATAGCATTTGCTTGTCCAATATCATTAGTCGAATCATTTGGAGAATAATCATAAATCGATTTTGAAAACTTTAAGAACTCTGTTTCAAACCCATCCAACACATCTTTTTCAAACACTGATAACATTTCACTCATTTGTGAATAATCCACATCAACACCATTTATTGAGAAATTTTCTTGTTGACTTTGTCCTGAAAAAATATGCTTCATATAAGCAAATGGTGAAGGCTTTTTAACTTTTGAATTATCATAGTAACCATAGTTTGGTGCTCCCCAAAATAATCTAACGGAACCATCATACATTGCTTGATTTGAATTAACCTCAACTTTTAACTTGTCTAATTTAAAACACTCATTTTTTGTTTGATTTAAAAGAGACCCTTGTGATGGCATTAAATAAGTAAACTTTTTATCAAGGGTATCAACACTAACAGACCAAGGTATTATCCTTAAATCTCTTAAAGGAACTGCTGGGTCAAATCCTTCAGCAAGACTAATAATCGCATCATCAACATAATTAATTGAAACTCCCGAAGTTATCCCTGATTGTATTGCACTGTCAGTATATCCTGAGAAAATCTCATATCCTTGACAGAACACGTTAAAATCATTTATTAATTTGGGATAAAATCCTGTATTAATTAATGTTGAAACTTCCGCACCAATTGTGGTATCTTTTTGTAATACTATATCAATCGGAGCTCCATTAATAATTAAACCATAGTTTCGAGTATTCGCACTTGTTATGGGGTCAAAATTAGTGGTATAACTAAACCCTGACCAAGACGTATCTAATATATCAACATTTGTTTCATTATATGTTTTATACCTATACCAAATAGAACCAAATTTTAAAATCCAAGCGTAAGGCATTTTATGAACCGCACCAAATTTCTTAAGTGCCGCAAAAATATAATCTAAATCTGTTGAGGTATTATTATTATAAGTTTTAAACTTTTCTCTCATTGTTGCCAATGGTAAACTATTAATAAAAAGATACGCTGACGCAACAAATGGGTGAGTATCATTATTCCTAAAATTCTTAACCCCTTGTTGAATTGAATTAATAAAATATGGTGTGTTTAGAATTGATGTTGTTTGGTTACTACTAACTTCACCACTATAATTAAGATATCTAACATTACCTTCAGTCACTAATTGAGACTCAAAAGTTCTATTTTGATACCATGTTTTTAAATCGGTTGAGTTAATAACATTTGGTGTTTGTCCCGATAAATAAACAAAGTTAGTTATTGGTCGAATACTATTTAATGTTGTAGTATTAACAAAATTGGTAATTAATTTAACACTATTATCATATTTTAAAACCTTTCTAGTGTCGAAAGAACCATTAGCATCTAAAATAGTACTACCATTTGCCAAATAATTTTTATCCCAAGTTCTATTAGTAAAAGGAAACGTATCCGCTAAATCAAATTTATTAGACGTTGTAGACTCCAGAATATATTCTGACATAGCAACTTCATTTGGTAAAGAAATCGAAGGTAGTGATTTAGTACTATTTAAAACATCCACATTAATAAAACTAAACCCACCATTTGTAACCAAATTTTTAATATAGGGTGTGTTATAGATTCCCCTAATATAATTTTGCCAACTTTCTCCTAATCCACTATTCGAAAACTGTCTTAAAATTGTCGTGAAATTAGTTGCATTAAATCCATATTCTTTTAGTTTTTGAATAATAAAAGGGTTATCATTTGTTAAACTTTTAACGATATTATTACTTTCCGATTCGGCAATTAAATTACTTATTTTATCAGCATCAGATACAAAACCATTACTTCTTGAAAGTCTTGAATAATACGAGGTTAACATAATTCTTTCATAAATTTCAAAAAAGAATTTAACCTCTTCTTTATTACCATAAACCCAATTTCCTACAGGAAATTCTATCGCATCTAACGAAACTCTTTGTGGTTGTGTTAATTCATTGGTATTTGCCGTAGGGTCTGCAGGTGGTAAAGTTCTTTCCGTAAATCCTTTAATAAATTCTTCAACAAATTCAACTTCAGGCCAAACATTAAACAAATATCCCTTACTTCTATTAATAATTTTTGGGTCACCAGGATAAGTGATTTCATACTTTTCATGACCATCTTCCCCTGAAGTCTCAACAATTAATTGTGGCCATGGATAAACAGGTTCTTTAGAATTATCTCCCGATGAAAGATTATCCGCAGACGCTCCAGCAACTTGTTTATCAAATATAACATCTTTTCGATATTTGGTATCTCTCTGTTCCCAAGCTTTAGTATGAACATCATCCATCAACCTTAAAAAAGCTTCACCATTAGCAAAAATAACCGCAAGTACATTTCTTATGTTTGGAACAAATCCAATACCACTATCCTTACTCTGTAATAATTTAGATAATGCTGCAGTTAATTCTGTCTGTATTTGTTGTTCTTTTTCATGTAATTCTTTAGATAATTTATCAATTTTATCAACAAATCGTTTATTACCCTCAAAAACATGGTAAACATAAATTGGTTGTTTTTTACCATCACGCTCAATAAATTTACCAGAGTTAAATATTTTATTTTTTTCTAACTCCGCCATTAATTCCGTTAATTCAATTGTTGTCGGTTCTTTATCATTATTTTTTTGTTTAAAAGTCTCAGTTAAATCAACATCATTTGAGGTTATCTCTATTGGGAAATCATTGTAATCAATATTACAAACTATCTGACAAGGCTTTGTTTTATTATCAATTTTATACGAACCTTTTTCTCCAACAGACGTATTTTTATTTAATTTAATATTATATTCCGAAATAATACTTTTTAATTCCGAAATTGCGGTATTTTGCTTTGTTAAAGTATTAATTTCAGGTTTAAAACTATAAATCTTAGTATCGCTATTAGATAAATTAATACCACTAGATAAACTTATGTTTTTCTTTAAAACAAAATAATTAGTTTTATCCATATATTTGTCAAACCAAGATACCCCCGCAGCATAATAAACATCTTTACCATATGAAATTAATTGTTTTCTATACACATCAACATCGGTTATAGGGTCTAAATTTTGTTTAGTAAAAGAATCTAAAATATTCTTAACAAAATTTTCAATTCTGTTTTGCATTTGAACAAGAGTAAGTTCAGGAAAATCATCAGGAATTAATCCTTTTGTTTTGTATTCACTATACATCTCTTTAACTTTTTGATATCCTCTTTCGTAAATAGTATCATCAACATTTGAAAATTGACTGGAGTTACCACTAGTTGTTTGAATTTTAACTCTCGATTTATACATATGAGGAGCAGCAATTAAATACCCCATTGAAACCTCACTTAAAATTGTATACTTATATGTCACAAAAGTTAAATCAATATGAAAATTACCTGAATTACTATTATACCTTGACGTGAAGTTTTTTAACATTATAGGTAATCGAACCGCCTTACCATAATAACCTTTTATAGTTAAATAAAATAAAGGGTATGGCAGATTAAAAAATGCCGCATATGGTGAGTTATCCCCGCCTTCAAATAAAGCCCTACCTTTAATATCCTCCATAGATATATTAATGGTTGACATAAACGAGGTATTTTGTTTAACACTAATACTTGTAATACCTAATAATCCATTATCAGTAGAACCTGGTTTACCCCCTGAGTTAATTGTTTGTCTAATATAATAATCATTATCATTTTTTGGATTACGTATCGATTCTTGTTTTGGTTGATTCACCCCTTTTCCTTGAATTGAATCTTTACCCGTAAATTCATCAGTATATTCATTATCTAAAAAGGTCTTCCCACCTGGCTTTAAAAAGTTCATAGACGCAACTGAAATAGTTTGAATCGCATCATTACTCGCAGTACCGACAGATAATTTAGTTCTTGGAATAACCTTACATTCCAAATTGGCATACATAACTAAATCTTCTTGTCTTACGTGCCTATCTGACGCAACCCCGTGTTCGTCAACAAGTTTGTTTGGGTCAATTATTGTAATGTTGTTGTAGTCGAGTTCGACCAATATATTTTCTGGTTTATCTACCATAATAGAAGAAATGATTGTCTAATTGATTTTTATAGTCCTGTAAAGAAGCTACTAAAGGAAATGGAATTGTCAAGATAGCACCATCAGGAATATCCCATTCTTGTCCACCATACGTTGGATTACCTTGCATAATCAACCACCCAAAGGTTGCGGAACCATAATACTGTTGCGAAACTTTATCCATCCTTGATTGACCAACCTTGTAAATATATCTTTTATCCGTCGATTTTGTTGGTAATGTTATATATGGAACAACGGTTTGTTGTCCATCAAGAATAAAATTATTATATCTATTATAATTTTGTTTTGCCATGATTAATCAAATTTAATTTTTCCGTTAAAAGTATTTTTTTCCAAAGGAGGAACATTAACTGTTTTATAAAGATTTGAAATGTCAATTTTTTGAGTCGGTTCTGTTGCTGAGTTAGCAACTGTAGTATATTCAAATTTCCTTGTCTTACCTTTAGGATACATTTTATTCTCAATACCATCAGTAAATGATTTATATTCTGAACCGGATTTAAATTTAACAAATTTATTTTCTTCTTCTTTTATTTCCTTAGAATATCGTTTAGCAATATTATCAGTAATATCATTAAATTTTTTCTTCAAATTAATAGGGTCGTTAATACTTAATAAATCACCTTTTATCACAAATTTCTTAAATTCTTCAATTTTATTTAAATTATTAAAAAGTCTAGAAATAACCAAGTAAAATCTTTTATCCTCATAAGTAGTGAATAAAGATTCATTAACAGGTGTAAAATCTCCACCATCATATAACGAAATATCACTAACAATATCATTTTTATTTAATAACTCACTATACTCATTTAATGTTAATGATAATGAAATATAATCAAGTCTAAATTCATCATAAGTATCATTAGGTATTATACCACCAGCCTTACTTGAGTTACTAATTTGGTCAGTTCCCTTAATATTATATATTCTCGGAGTTCCGGTGTCTAAAATTTTACCGTCTGTTTTACTATTAACTAAATTTAATTTTCTAATAGTTTGAACATAATTTTGTTGTTGTATAGTTAATTCTTGAGTAATTGTAGTTATTTCAGAGGCAAATGTCGCCGATAAAGTTGTAATATAGTCTACCATATTTTTTCTAACCCCTCTAATTGCCGGACTATTAGCATCAAATTTCTTTAAAAGTTCATCTATAATTGGGTTGCCAACATCGTTAATATCATCTACAACCATTTTAAATAAATCACCAAGTCTTTTTTCAATACTTTCAGGTTTACCATAAATCTTAACATCTGATGGTGTTGTTCCCGCAGAAACAGTTCCACCACTATATAAACGAGAATCATTAACTAATTGTTCAATACCATAGTTAGTATTTAATGTTAATTTTTGCATTTGATTTGTTACCGCCTCAAAATATGTTTTAGTTTCAGTTAATAAACTATCCATAATTTTTTGATATGATATTTCACCTGTTTGTCCACTAGGAACAGGAATATTAGTAATAATTTCACCAATTGTTGTTCCCCCATTATTTGTTGGAGGATTGTCAACATTTGCAACTGTAGCAAGTGTCTGTGACGCTAAAATTGAATCAACAACACTTTTGTCCAATGCGGAAGTGTCTTCGGTCCAAACTGACCTCTCATCATAAATTTCTGTGTTTGCATAGTAATTGAAAGAGAGAGCGTTCTGTAGTTGTTCCACAGGTTTAGCAAGTCCCATACCACCAATAATATTAAAATTCAAATTAACACTGGCAATCATCGGTTGGATACCGATACCTTCAGGATTCATATCCAATATTAACGGGTCATACGTAAATGATAATGATGTTGGAATAATTTTACTATTAACAAAATCACCTAATCTTAATATTAAGACCGGTGGAGCCCCAAATGAAGTGTTAACTGCGTCGTTATATTTTGGTTTACCGTCAGTACCAATTGTTGGTATGGTTTCTCCAGGTCTAACACATTGATTTAAGAACGTTAAACGAGCGTTTAACCCTTCCGGAGTAGTCGAGTGGAATGCTGGGTTAAAGTACTTAATCTTTTCTTTAAATGAATCATATACCATTGGTGACTCTTGTTTAATAACTTCGAAATAATCACACTCAGATAAAAGACCTCTTAATATTTTTTTAGTAATCCCTTCTTTAATTTTTTTAATAGTATCAACTGTTGGGACAGGTTTTGGAACATCCACATTAACCGTTTTAACTTCTTTAATAGTTTTAATCGGGTCTATCGGTACAACAGGTTTAGGTGGTATCACCACATTAATTGTTTTAACCCTAACTCGTCTACACGCCATCGCACTCACTGAAAATGTTTGAGAGTTCACGGTTACATTACCATTTTTATCTTTTTGGTTAACTTTACAGTCAACATCAAATCCTGGTGTAGTATTTGAAGTCGTCGATTGTGTATCCCCCGACGCTTTTTCAGTATATGCTTTAGGAATTACTGTCTCTTCACCTGCACCAGGTTCTGTTGTTATACTAAATTTACCATTAGTTATAAACGGTCCTAATGAAGCGTCCCCATCTTTATATTCTTTGAAAAAATTTAAAATCGAATCAATTCTTCGAGTAGATAATGATTTATTATATGCAACTGAGGCACTGGCTGATGCCGAACCTTCCATCACAACAGTAATTTTGGCTTCAGGATTATTTGTTAATAAATTAAATGCGTCTTTAACAAACCCTTTACTAAAAGTCGTGAAATTCGACTCAACAACCGTCTTAAAAAATTCTAATACATTTTTTTCTCTACTATCAGAATTAAACGTTGATTTAGCAATACTTTCATATTTTGTTTTATTACCCCCATCAATATATACATTATATAAACCTTGATAACTACCTATCGTTGT